CAGCCAGTCCACCGCGTAGTGCTGCCAGTGGATTCATAAACATCACAGCAACCGCACGTAAACCGGATAATCCAGACCGCAACAGTGCAACCGGCACACCTGCTACAGTTTTCAGGACATTCCCCGTCAGTGATGCGGTGCGGCGCAAAGACGACAACGGCGCAGTAAGTAAACCCGCTGCGTTGCCCGATGAAGCAAGCCCGCGTCGCAGCAGTGCCAGTGGAGCGCCAGCTAACCAGGACAACGCGCTGCTGGTTCGTGTTACTGCTGCCGTAACGGAAGGTAACGTTTTGATACCCAGCACAGAGAATCCCAGACGGATGACTGCCAGCGGCCCCAGCACTGCAGCCAGTGCCACCGCTAAGGTGCCGAGGCCTACGGTAACCGCAGCCACAACAGCCGCTACTTTCATCAGTGTGCCTGTCAGTTCCGGGTTAGCTTCCACCCAGCGGTGCAACGCCCCCGTGATGCTTTTTACCGTGTACAGAATATCCATCAGCGGCTGGCGCAGCGTTTCGCCCAGGCTGCTGAAGGTGTTCTGCGCTCCGGTTTTGACCAGCAACCACTGAGCGGAAAGTGAGTCTTTGTTGATGTCGGATTCTTTCTGCATGGAACCGAGCGCATCATTGCCCGCTGTCAGTTTTAGCTGGCGCTGCAGTTCCGGAAGGTTGTTTGCCAGTTTCGCTGCATCATCACCAAACTCTTTACCAAACAACATGGTCATGGCAGACAGACGCTTGTCCTGCGGCAGTGCGTTCACCTTCTCCAGCACACGCTGGATAGTTCCCATCGCATCCTTCGTCATCTGCTTTTCAATCACTTCAGGATTGAGTTTCAGCAGATTCATCCCTTCAAAGAAACTCTTACTTTGCATGGTGGCAATGGACAATTCACGCACCATCGCGTTTGCTGCACTGGCAGCAACCTCCGGCGCAGCGCCCAGTGTCAGGAAGGTGGAACCCAGCGCCGCCGCTTTACGATAATCCAGACGATCTGCCACACCGCCCAGGCGTTGCATGACATCAATGATGTCTGACCCTTTCGACATGGCGTTATCATCCAGATAGTTCAGCGCATCACCGAGCTGTTCAATATTGCGGGTAGGGATTTTGTAGAGCTGGGCGATTTTCCCCAGACTTTCTGACAGTTCATCCGCTGGCAGCTCAAAGGCTGTTGCCGCCTTTGCTGCCGTGCTGGCGAAGGCCAGCAGGTCACGTTTCTGGTCTTCCCAGCTGTCGTCAGGATTTGCGACGTTCATGCGCGCACCACCTTCAACCAGTGCGGCAAAGTCCACAGCACCGTTTTCCATCGGCAACTGTTCGCTGGCAGCCTTGATGGCATCCTGCATTTCGTAAAAACGCGCAGTGCGGTTGCCATTATCATCACGCAGACCATTGACCTGCTTTGCCACACCTTTCATGGCATCTTCCATGCTGGTATAGCTTTTTACTGCTGCCATCACTGGCGCACCCATTGCCAGCCCTGCAGCCGTGGTAGTGGCTCCGGCTCCTGCGATGCGATCGCGCACTTCAAGCCGTCTTGAGTATTGTTCTCTGGCAGCGTTCATCCGTGCCTGTTGTTCACCCAGACGTTTAAGTGCTTTTTGCTGGCCCTCCAGTGCCTGCCTTGTTTCTTCAGCATTTTTCTTAAGTTCTCGCTGGGCACTACTGAGTTGTCTGGTATCAATCCCTGATTCTTTAAGTGCCTGACGTTGTCTCTGGACCGCCCCCAACAAGCCGTTATAGGTCTGCTGAAGTTCCTGTACTCGTGTTTTGGCCTGACTGAATAACTTTGCCTGCGCGGCGGTTGGCCTGTTAGTGGCAGCAAATTGTGTGGCGAGTTTTGCCGCCTCTTCGCGGGCTGCGTTCAGGTTGTTGGCTGTTATGGCTAGTTGCGAGCGCGTCTTGCGAAATTCATCAATTCTGCCAGCCTGCTTATTCAGTTCTTTGAGGCTGTTTCGGGTATTCTGAATTGCGCCAGCCAGCTCTTTCGAACTGGCCTGTGCAACACGGAATGGGCGGGTGAGTTTGTCAACCGCATTAAGAATGACCTGCAGCCGCAGGTTGTTATCACTCATCGTTGGCCCCGCTTCTCTGAATCGCTTTATACCGCCATTCCAGCACTTCGGTCAGCGGCATAACGTCAGTAACGGATGGCGGCCAGTGAAAGATGGTGGCGATATCAGCCACCAGATCGTCAACCGTCAGGCTGTCGGTAAACCGGCAAGCACCGACTTCTTCAACAAAAAAGTGACAACCTCAACCGACATGGCAGTGAGATCTGCCGGGTCCATCTCTGCAATTTCCTGTGCAGTCAGTGCCGGACTGGAGATACGGGGGATCACGGTCATCATCGCGTTCACATCCATATCCATAATGGCCTGCAGGCGTGTACCGCGCAGCGCACCGGACTGCGGTTTACGCAGCACAATTTCGGTGATTTCTGTTTTACCGCGCTTGATGGGGGTATCCAGTTGAATAGTCTTTTCAGTCTGCTTATCGCTCATTTTGCTGTCCTGTAAATTGGGTTCTGGCGCGGTATCCCGCGCCGTTCAGATACATCAGAGGCCGAGGGCGTTGCGGTGCGCTTCCATCAGGTCCACACCGTCCACAATTTCCACCATGTTGATAAGGTCCACTTCATAGAGCACCTCACCATTGATGGTCAGCTTCGCGTAGCTGTTGGTACTGGTCACTTTGGTGGTGTTGCTTTCGCCCGTCTTCCACTCGCCGGAATCCACTTCTTTGTGACGTCCACGCACCACAAGCTCCACGGCCTGCACTTCCCCGGTATCGTCACGCTGGATAGAGCCGGTAAAGCGCAGCTGAATGCCATCTACCGTGGCTTTGCCCATCTGCTTAAACAGCAGCAGTTCAGTACCACCAATGGAAAATTCTGTGTCCAGCGCACTGTCATCAAGCCCCAGATCCACATCCACTGCACCCGGCATTCCGCCGCCGCGATACTTCTCATATTTGCGGGTGAATTTCGGCAGCGTCAGCGACTCAACGATCCCCTGCCAGTTGTTCCCGTCGTTAAACAGGTTCAGATGTTTTAATTTGCGTGGTAAAGCCATGTTGTCCCCTTACGCGCTGACCTGGCTGGCGAAATTCACCAGGTACTGATCGGTGATGCGCTGGCGCAGCATCAGATTTTCAAGTGGCGGCACTGGCGTGTAGTCATAGTCGATGGTGAGTTTTCCGGCTTTCAGCGTGTCTTTGTCGTTCACCGACTCATCCAGCCAGCAATCACCACCAATGAGATAGCCCTGACTGACCAGGCTGCGTATTTTGGCGCGGATACCTTCGATAATGTCGCGGGCCAGCGACGGGTTAAGCGGTTTATCCACCGCCCACATGTGTGCTTCTGCCATTGTGTCCGTCAGCACCTGCGCCGTGCGGGTGTAGTTTTCGAAGGCAAAAAGCGGATCATCGCTCAGACAGCGGGAACCCCAGAAGCGGAAACCGTCTTTACGCACAAGCGTGGTGACGTCGTTCTGGTTCAGCAGACCTGCATCGGTTGCCGGGTCCTGCAGATCCCAGAACACATCTGCAGAAATTCCGGTGACACCGTTCACGCCCACGTTGGACAGGCTTTTGTGCCACCCGGTCTGCTCATCAATTTTGGCACGCAGACCAAGTGCACGGGCGGTGGCATATGCCGTTGCTTCGGCATTCAGCACCGTGTCCCAGCCAGTAAAGTCGGGCCAGATCAGCATTCCTTCGCGCTGGCTGAAGTTTTCACGGTAAGTGATCGCCTCCTGTACCGTCTTGCAGCCATACGCTGACAGGTAAGCAAACCCACGCAGGCTTTGCGCCACGCTCAGCAACTCAGTCGCAACGGCTTTGTTATCGTGACCTGGCACGCCGAGAATGCGCGGTTTAACGCCGAGCTGTGACTGGGCAGATAACAGAGCTTTCATGCCTGTTTTTTTACCTTCAGCAGTCACTGCGCCGATGATATTGGTCGTGGTTTCTTCTTCCGTTTCACCCTGCGGCACACGCACAACAACGGTCACGGGTTTTGCCTGGTCAGCGATGGCATCCAGCGAACGGGCCAGCGTGCCGGACTCACCCGCTTTACCGCTGGCAGTCAGCACATCAGTGATCAGCACAGGTTTGTTAAGAGGAAACATTTTTGCATCGGCATCATCGCCCGTGCAGACCATGCCCACGATGGCGGTGCTCACCGTGGTAATGGATCGGGTGCCTTCGTTGACTTCAACAACGCGCACCCCGTGGTGGTAATCCTGAGCCATAGTGGCGAACCTCCTGATTGGATTAGGCTTCGCCCTATGTTGAAGTGATTGTGCCTGACAAACAGCTAAGCGCAGTTGTACCGTTATTCACACAAAATGACGGTATTTGTCTACTTGCAGGGATAATCAAAATAATGCTGATTCAGGGGGATTCATTACTCTTATTTGCCGGAAATTTTCTATAAATTGTGGAAACACCCACATCAAAAATCAGTGCAATACGCTGTCTTGATTCTCCGGCCTCGAGTAAACGCCCAATCTGTGCCCACTGTTCGGTGGTCAACTTAGGACGGCGTCCACCTACTCTGCCTTTGGCACGAGCTGCAGCCAGCCCTGCCCTGGTACGTTCAACTATCAGTTCGCGTTCCATTTCAGCCAGGGCACCCATGACATGAAAAAAGAAACGGCCCATTGGGGTACTGGTATCAATACTGTCAGTCAGGCTTCGGAAATTCACACCACGCTGGCGCAACTCCTCTATCAGCGTAACAAGATGCCGCATACTGCGCCCCAACCTGTCCAGCTTCCAGACAACCAGCGTGTCTCCTGCCGATAGTGTCCTGAGCAGCTTTTTCAGCCCCGGTCTGTCGGACTTATTGCCACTGATTTTATCCTCAAAAATCCGCTCACATCCCGCGCAGTTCAGTGCATTACGTTGCAAATCGGTGTTCTGGTCATTTGTTGACACGCGTACATAGCCAATAAGCATGATCATCCCCCTGAATAAAAACCGGAGATGATGCCAGTTAGCCGTTATCTCTGCATTTTCATAAACGTTGGTTTGGGAGAAGCCAGATTCTCTGGTCGTTTGTTAAACACGAATATTTTTAAAAGCTCTGGAAAATATATCCCAACACCAGGGACAAAAAAGATAAGGGTCATTGCCTCTGGTGGCGGTGGCGGCGGCGGTGGGGTTCCTGAAACAACAGAAAATCAGCAGGCAACAGCCGGAGCTGGATTGAGCGGTGCATTTATTGAAGCATTTTTCGAGGTTGATAATGATTTCGAAGTCAACGTTATTATCGGTGCTGCAGGTAAAGGGGGGGGAGCCGGAAGAAATTCAGGTAGTGAAGGTGGCACAACTTATTTCGGTTCCCTGATAACTGCACCGGGTGGTACAGGCGGTGGCGCGGGGGGAGCATCTGCAAACACATCATATATTCAGGGTATTTCATGGGGTGCCAGTCCGACATCGTCCGGTACTGTACTAAGAGCATTTCGCTGTAGTGCAAAAACACCAGGAGCAATGGTTATCTCTGTTAAAGCTGTTGCAGGTGGTACCGGGGGGGATACACCACTAGGTTCAGGCGGTATAGGTGGTGCAAGTTCTTCATCATTCAGCGGACGTGGTGGTGGTAAAGCTGAGGGCTTTGGTGCTGGCGGAGGCGGAGCCTGCGCACCTGCCGGAAGTGAGGCTCAATCGGGAGGTGACGGTGCCCCGGGAATAGTTATTGTTGAGGAGTATGCCTGATGAGTAATTTTGCTCTGATTGAACATGGCGTGGTGAAAAATATTATTATCTGGGATGGAGAGGGTGATTTATTCTCTAACTGCGAAATTATAAATATTGATCATATAGATGCAGGCGTCGGTTGGTTCTATTCTGACGGAGAGTTTATAGCACCACCGGAACCGGAAATGACTGAATATGATGTTGGTAATATCGACGCGGTGATGGAATCAGATACCAGCACCGCGCCGGACGTCATCTGGCCTGAACTGCCGGAGGCGTAGGCCATTCAATATCTGGCGCACCGGAAGTATCGACCAGTTCCAGTGCGTCCAGGTAATCCAGCCACAAATTATATTGCGCCAGTTCCTCACCTTTCAGACGACCAATAGCGGCTTTACCAGGCCATTGCTTACTGTTCATGTATTCGTTGGCCTGTTCAATAAGTATATTTTTCATTCCCTCCGCTTCAGCTATTTCCTGTTCATGTGTCTTCGCTGGATATTCAGTAAGTACAGGGTAGTTATACGGGCTATTGATAATAATTTTCCCCGTACTCTGACCATTCATAAGTTCATAATAAAGAGCATCTTCAATATCGAAAGCATCATCGGGAATATCGCTGTTGTTTTCAGAGAAAAATCCCTGAACAGATGGGGACCATTTCATTTTCATAATTTCCCAATTCCTAAAATATGGACATCATCAGCCTTACGGGCATTCCAGGTGACAATTACATCGGTAGAGTGACGATTAACTGAGATTGCGTATGCTTCGTTAGTCGAGCCAGAAACTTTTGTGGCAAACACAGCAAACAGGACACCAAATGACTGGGGCCATTTATAGCCTGACAGCTGATAATTACCATTATCCAGTGTTACAGCTTTGACTGCTGCACTTGATGGAATCGTCAGCCACTGGAGTATCAACCCTCCTGGCAAAAGTTGTTTTCCATAAAAATCCCTCACACCACTAAATGAAACCATATCCGGTATCTGATTTTCCCCTGTTCCCACGTCCCGTTTTGCCGCTTCTCCCAAACCAACGTTTATGAAAATGCAGAGATAACGGCTAACTGGCATCATCTCCGGTTTTTATTCAGGGGG